TTATGGATTTAAGAAGAGAAAATATTCCTGAAGATGTGGCAGATGATTATTTATCTGGAGTATTTAATGGTGTCATAAAACAAGGATCGGCTGTCAGAGAATCGGGTATGCCTTCTGGAACTTTAAATATTAAAACAAGAAATAGTTTACGTTCTAATTTTAGAACAGTAGAAAATACAGTAATAGGTGGTGCTTTCCAGACCTTTGAAACTTTTGCTAGATCTACAGCATGGATAGCTATATATAGATTGGCACAAGATCCTACATTTAGAAAAAATGTTACAGAATTTTTAACAGAAAACAATGCGCTGTTCCGTGCTGCTGTTGCTGCTAATGGTGGTGTGGTAACTCCTAGGATTATCGCGGAAGAGTTGACTGAAGAAACTTTTGGATTGTATAATAAGATAAATAAACCTAAGATAATGAGAGGTCTCGGTGCCCCTGTATTTTTATTCCAAACATATATTAGTCAGATGATGGGTGTGTTTTTAAGACTGCTGACTGCAGGAAATAGAAATAAAAAATATACAGGTCAAAAGATATTTGGCAGGATGATGTTAGCTATATTCTTATCTGCTGGTTTCTTTGGTTTACCTGGTGGAGAAGATGGCGCGTTCTTCTTTGATCTAATTAGGAAGATCAAGTCGGGAGTAGATAAAGACTTAAGACAAGATTTTAGAGTAATGCTTGATGATTTAGGTACGCCAGAATTTTTAATTGAAGCAGCTGAAAATGGTTTAATAAATGCTGTAGCAAACGTAGACATAAACAAAAGAATTGCATTTAGATTTCCAGGATCTGATCAAGCTAGAGCAGCTCTTAATATATTAGGAGCCCCAGTGCCTCAAGATTTAAGTGCTATTACTGGTGCACCTGGTGCAATTTTTATTGACAATGCTAGAAAATTATTTCAAGAGTTAAACCAGACAGGTGGCATAGAATTCTCTACCTATATGGACGCTTTACTTCCTACATTTTTAAAGAATGTATATAAAGGAGTTAAGATGTCTAAAGATGGTAGAGCTTATTCATCTAGTGGCACACTATTAACTGATGACCTTAATGCTCTAGATATATTATGGCAGAGTATAGGTTTTACCCCTACTAAACTAGCTAAAGAAAGAGAAGCTCTACGCCTAGAAAAATTCACAGGTGGAGAGACTAGAGTATTTAGAACTAGAATAAACAATTTAATAACTGAAGCTTTTAGAAATCAAATGATAGCTGCAGAAACTAACGACCAAGCCTTAATGGAAAAATCGGAAGAGCAACTTAGAGAAGCTTTAGAAAAAGTAATTGTATTTAATTCTAAAATGGACCCCACTTATAACTTTTTTCCAGACGTAGATGCTCTACGAAGAGAAGCTATGAAAGATTTATTTAAAACCTATAGGTTAACTAATTACCCTGCTGGTCAAATAATTAGAAACCTAAGAGACAGAGATGTTCTCGGTCTAGATTAACACATCCAAGAAACCCAGTCTTTAGATTTCGCGCCAGTCGGTTCATCCACTACTACAGGTACTTGAAAAGTGACACCATATTCTGGGTGAGTAAACCATAAAGCTTGCTGAGGTCTCTCAGATGTGAACCTGTTTGAGTAAGCATACTCATCATAACCTTTTGTAGAGCCATTAACTATACAACCTTTAAGAGATATGTATTGATGATAGTGACCTAAGATTACGTAATCAATAGTTTTGTTTTGATTATTATATTCTTGCTTAATCTTCTGAACGCCGCGAGCAATAGGACCTAACATACCTACAATCCCCGTGCCCCCTGCCACACCTAAACGATCACCATGTGTCAGTAAATAGCTAACACCATAGACTTTATATACTGTATCAAAACCAGTAGGTATTTGGAACTGTATTCTCTTGTCGTTTTTAAAGTGCCTAGCTAGCAGATTGTATAACATCCAGTCGTAGTTAGTTTTCGCGGCTTGCTTATGCCTATATTGTTTGTATGTTCTGGAGTGATTGCCAAACGTACAAGGAACAAAGACTCTACCAAATACTTTAGCAAATTTCTCTAGTGCCCATGTCATATTGTCTAGCAGATCTAGCACATGTTCTATATTAGTACCATCATTATTTTCTGCTAGCTCATCATGGATATCACCAGATATCATGTCGCCACCAAGAGCACATATAATGCCAGGATACTTAGGGTTTACCATATGATTAGTACATAAATCTATAGTAGTATGAATTACATTTTTAAATCTTCGCAGTGCTATCTCTCTATCATACTCATTTATACCATTGACAGCTTGTTTATCCACAACTTCTCCCCAATGGAAATCAGATAAGAATATAGTAGGCACACCTGGTGCACCTTTGGCTGGTGTATTTTTAGATATCCACTTAGGTGGTTTAATAGTATGGTTCTCTGCTTTGATGAGACTGTTCTTTAATTTTTGATGTGATAAGTTTTCTTTGGCTAGCACATCCACTTGCCTTTTCATATCGCGCATCTCTGCGTCATGTGAATACTGTTGTTCTATTAAAGCCGCTTCAGCATCAGGGGGCACCATGGTAGGTTTAATCCCTTGCAGTTGGGCTTGTTCTATTCTCTCAAGTAAAGTAGTGCGCGGTATTCCTAGGTCTCTAGAGGCTGCCGCTTTGTTGCCTTTGTTTCTAATTACTGCATTCAATGCATCAATTAGTATGCTTTTAGCTGTTGATTTTGCCATGTTTTTCTCCTGTAGTGCGTGAATAATATCACTTTTTTTACCTATTGTCAAGCAAATTGTGTTATGATATAATAATCAAATGATACAAACAGATGCAATAATAATGACAGCTCCTGTTGTTAAGATCGGTGGAGACGCTATCAAAGTGGAAGAATCTTCAGACGATTCGGATTCCAAAGAGTAGAACAACACCCATGAACAGAGCTGCTATGGAGCAACAATTAAAAAATGCCCCCGCTTCTCGAAAGAGAAAGCCTAAAAAACCTAACGTAGATAAGAGAGTTAAGAAGTTAATGTCTAAGTCTACTAGGAAAAAAAGTTTCATGTCTAACTTAAATAAACCATCTCCTACTTTAAGTAGAATATCAAAAGATTTAAAGATGAAAAAAAATAAATTACAGAGACCGTGAAGAAAAAATCTACAGTTAATAAAGCAGGCAACTATACTAAACCTGGCATGAGAAAAACTATTTTTAATAGAATTAAAGCTGGAGGAAAAGGCGGAGCACCAGGACAGTGGTCAGCGCGCAAAGCGCAGATGCTAGCCAAACAGTATAAAGCAAAAGGGGGAGGTTATAAATGATGAATATTATTAGAAAGTTTATTTGCAAATTGTTTCACATAAAACAATGTGAGTGCAATACACCAAAGAAAAAAAAGAAAGGGAAGAAGTAATGCCAAAAGGACCTGGAACATACGGAAGTAAAAAAGGTAGACCATCCAAGAAAGCCAAGAATCAGAAGCCAATGAAAGAAGTAAAGAATGGTAATGGTACTAAAGGTAAATTGACTGGTGCACAAAAGACACTACCTGCATTTTTGCAAAAGAAAATAGTTAAGAAAAAATAACAATGGCTTTAGCCAAATCGCAGAAGAGTTTAAAGTCTTGGACTAAACAGAAATGGAGAACCAAATCTGGAAAGCCTTCTACTCAAGGACCTAAAGCTACGGGTGAGAGATACTTGCCTTCAGCTGCTATTAAGAATTTATCAGCAGGTGAATACGCTGCAACAACTGCAGCTAAAAGAAAGGCAAGAGCACAAGGTAAACAGCATGCTGCTCAACCTAAGAATATAAAAAAGAAAACTAAAAAGTATAGGAAGGTATCATAATGCTTAACTTGTTAATAGGTCCATTGACATCTCTACTAGGGGATACAGTCAAAGGATTTGTAGCTACTAAGAAGGCTAAAGCAGATCTAGCTTTAACGGAAATCAAAGCACAGAAGTCTTTGAAAGAACAGCAGATCGCGGGTAAGATCTCGTGGGAAGCTTCTGCTGTAGATCAGATGAAAGGGAGTTGGAAAGACGAGGTAATTTTACTATGCCTGTTGGTTCCTGCGGTACTAGTATTTATTCCTGGGTGGACACCACACATCAAGGCAGGATTTGAAGCACTGCACAGCTTACCAGATTATTATAAACATTTATTATATATAGCTTGCTCTGCAAGTTTTGGTATCAAAGGTGCTAAAGGTGCTATGGGATTACTATCTAAAAATGGCTCCAAGAATACCTAGGAAGAAAGGACAACCAGCTGGATCTAAAAAACATTCAGACTTATACACAGATGAAAACCCTAAAGGAACAATCAAAGGACTTGGATTCAGAGATGAGTCATCGGCTCGCAGTAGCGTGTCTAAGATTCGTAGATCTGGTAGAAGCCATGCTCACAAAACTCAAGCGGCTATTGCAATGGAGCAACGAGCGCGTGTTGCTGGCAAGAATAAGCCTGCCGCTATTTATAGAAAATTTATTGAAGCCCAGAAAAAAATCACAAAAAGACGAGCATGAGGAACACTGGGGTATAGGAGGAAAATAATGTTTGAAGAACTTAAGGAGAGAATTAAAGAACACGAGGGATATAGGGGTATCGTATACAAGGATAGCTTAGGATTTGCTACCATAGGATACGGTCACCTTGTCACTGAGGAGGATAACTATGAAGAAGGTATTGAATATAGTCAAGAACAATTGGAAGCCGTGTTTGAAAGTGATTTTCAAAACGCCTGTGATTGCGCTGACATGGTCGCTCAAAATAGTAATATCAATTTTGACGAGCATCCGCAACCAGTTAAAGAAGTTCTTATAGAAATGATATTTCAGCTAGGTGTTGGGGGTGTGGGTAAGTTTAAAAAATTTTTGGCAAACTTATCTACTAAGACCTATCACCTAGCCGCAGATGAAATGCTTGATTCGCGTTGGGCAAAACAAACTCCGATGCGTGCTGAAAAACTTTCTTATATCATAAGGGAACTCGCTCACTAGAATGTCTTTTCTAGTAGCTAACTTACCACCTACAAAAGTATTTGTAAAGAAACAATATCTCTATGACCTCGAGAGGGGGCACGGAGAATTTGTTGAAGGCTTATGGGTTACCTGTAAGTCTATACAGGGGCGTGCTTTATACTTCGAAACTTACCTTCCAGAGTATGGTGCTTTGTATGATAAGCTACCCATATCCGCGTTCGTATCAGAGCCTACCGATTTAGATTTACCATTAGAAGAATTGCAATTGTGGGATGCTTTTAGTTACCACATGACAGTGGTTACCAAGTCAAGCATTGCAGGATGCAAGGCTAAATACTTAGCGCCTTCTAAAGAATGGCATGGGGGTGAGTATCTATTTACTATAGACAACTGCCATTCAGATGTGAATACATTGAACAGCGGGTACTCAGAGATACCAGAAGAACATAAGTCTTTTAATATATTAGGCTTAGATAATAAACACTTCGCTGCCCAACCAAACAATCGTTGCTTGTTCTATGATAAATCATTGACACCTTCTAAATTAAAAATGCCAGACTTTAAAGTATCTACTGTAGAATATAATGTGGAAACTGAAAGTAAGTGGACGGCGGGTGATGATACCGATTTCTTTTACGGTTTAAAAGAACAAAGCTAGGCATAAGCCTAGCCCATTCCTCAAATAATTATTTACTGATAACTTTATGTACGTTTGGAAACGTTTTGTTTCTGTTGTAAAAATTTAATGCCCACCGCCAGTCCTTTTTATATTCAGTTCTGCAGTAGCTTTCTAGTGTGTCTCCGTTTTTTTCGGCACTGTTAAAAAAGTTTAAACACTTATTAACAAATGCTGTCGTTACGGAGAAAGTTCTTGGGTATTCCATAGATTCTCCTTTGTTGATATCTCAGCCAAGGCTCGCCAATAATCCTTGTCTTTGATAGGGAGTCTATCAAACTTATACTTAGAAGTCAATGATTTATTACTGAATGACAGGTATAGCTTTTTTGCAAACCTATCATACTTAGTTGAATGCGGATAGTTGTGTGTATTTTTCATGTGTCTCCAAAAGAAAAAGGGCTAACCCTAAGTAGATAAGATCAGCCCCTTATACGGTTGTGGAAGTGGTTCCCCAAACTGTTTCTAAATATTGCATCTAGAAGAAGTAAGGTTCTTTGTGCCCCCCTGTCTCCGTTGTTAGTCTTATTATATCAAAAGATATAACATTTGTCAAGAGGTAAATGCCTCACTCCAATCTCCTTGGACTGCTCCCTTTGCGTACTCAGTTGCTCTAGTCTCAAAGAAGTTCTCGTGTGCCTGCCCGTTGACAATATAGTCCACCCATTCAAGTGGATTCTCTTTAACTCCATAGTTAGGTTTTAAACCTAGCTGAAGTAATCTTCTGTCTGCCATGTAGTGTATATAGTTCTTTACTTCTTGAGGTGTAAGTCCTTGCACTGGTCCTTGCGCAAACGCAAGATCAATAAACTTTTCTTCAAGAGTTACCATATCCCTACATATATCGTAGAGTGACTTCTTAAATTTATCATTCCATAATTCTGGTTGTTCGTCCAGTATGGTATGAAATAACTTTAACATATTTTCTACGTGGTGGTTCTCATCTCTGATAGACCATGCAACAATCTGACCCATGCCTTTCATCTTACCAAACCTTTGAAAGTTTAATAACATAATGAATGAACCAAACAACTGTAAGCCCTCACCAAATGCAGAGAATACTGCCATGTCTCTGATAGCCTTTTGACTATCATTGCCGCCTTTGTTCTCCCACAAGTAATTGTGTTTGTCAGCCATCTCTTTATATTCTTGGAAAGCTTTGTACTCTCTATCATCCATACCTATGGTATCATTTAGTAAGGAGTAACTGTGTGCATGATTAGCTTCTGATGTAGCTATAGCTGATAGCATCATGCGCACCTCTGGTTTTTTAAACATGGGTATATACACATCCATATAAGCTTGTGCAATATCTACATCTCCTTGTGTAAAGAAAGTTAGAATCTGTTTAACTAGATTCTTTTCTGCATCATTCATCTTCGCGTTCCAATCACTTACATCTTCATGTAAAGGAACTTCACTTGGTAACCAATGCATCTTCTGTTGTTGATCGTAGGCTTCAAAAGCCCACGGATATTCAAATGGTTTATAATATTCTCTTCCTTCAAATACTGACATTTTTCCCTCCCTATGCCTCGCATGCCGCGCAGGCTGTGTCGTCTGTGTTAAAGTCTTGTCTAATGGTTCTCTCTATTTTACTAGATAAGTTTTCTACTTTCTTAAGTGCTTGACTTCTCATGTAGTATAGAGTTTTAACTTTACTTTTCCATGCTCTCATATGTATACCGTGTAAAGTTTTGGTATCTACATCTGGTGGTAAAAATAAATTTAAACTTTGTGATTGACAAATATATTGTTGTCTATCTGCTGCTAAGTCTACCAACCACTCTTGATTCATCTCAATGGCTGTCTTAAATACTTCTTTATCTGTATCAGATAAAAAGGACAAGTGTTGCACACTACCTCCATTAGTTACGATAGACTTCCATACTTCTTTATTATTTCTATCGTACTTTAATAGTACCTTTTCTAAGTATTTATTCTTCATTAAGAATGTACCACTCAAAGTCTTTTGAGAAAAAGCATTTGCTCTTAGTGGTTCTATAGATGGAGAAGTTCCCCCACAGATTACTGATGAAGAAGCATTAGGAGCAATGGCGATGACATGTGAATGTCTTAGTCCTGTGCCTTCCATATCTGCGGGTGAACCCCTCTCTACTCCAAGCGTCTTGTTAGCAGCTTGAGCCTCGTTATGTATATGCTTAAAGATATATTCATTAATAGATTTAGACATTGGGCTATCCATAGATATACTTCTTTTCTGAAAATAACTATGTAACCCCATTGTACCTAGACCTATTGCTCTTTCACAACGTGCAGAATTAACAGCCCTCCACATATAATCGGGGGCATCATTAATAAAAGTTTCTAACACGTTGTCTAGCATACGCACAATATCTTCTATGAATTGTGGGTTATCTTTCCACTCATCAAAGTATTCTAAATTAACAGAGGACAAACAACACACAGCAGTTCTATCTTTTGCTGTTGGCAATGTAATCTCTGAACATAAATTAGAATGATTAAACTTTAAACCTAGTTTCTTTTGTGATTCTGGTAGAGCTTCGTTAACTGTATCAATAAAACTTACGTATGGTTCACCTGTAGCTATTCTAGTTTCAAGTAATTTAATCCATAAAGTTCTAGCATCTATTGTCTTTATAGTTTGCTTAGTATGGGGATCAACTAAATCCCAAGACTCTCCTTCAGTCACAGCTTCCATGAACTTATCAGATACATTCACACCATGATGTAAGTTAAGATTTTTTCTATGTATGTCTCCGCCTGTCGGCTTTCTCATCTCAATAAATTCTATAATTTCTGGGTGGGATATATCCATATAAGAAGCATAGCTTCCTCTTCTAGTAGCACCTTGATGAAACGCAGTCATCTGTGAATCAACAACATGCATGAAAGGAATGACACCTGTAGTTTTGTTTCCAATACTTGTAGCCATGCCTTGTGATCTTACATCACCCCAGTAGCCTCCTATACCACCGCCCATACTAGACAACCAAATGTTCTCAGTATAGTGGTCCGCCAATCCTTCTCTAGAATCATCCACGTAATTTAAGAAACAAGATATAGGTAGTCCACGCGTAGTGCCCCCATTGGATAACACAGGAGTAGAGAACATAAACCATAGTTTACTTGCATAATCATATAACCTTTGAGCATGAGCTTGATCGTCTGCGAATGTCTTTGCTGCTCTAGCAAATGCATCTTGAGGGCTAGCCTCCGTTGGTAGTAAGTATCTATCTTTGAGTATAATCTTGCCCGATTCGGTTAAAAAATTATCACGTGAGTATTCTATATTTATTTTCATCTATATCCTTTCATGTTGTCCTGTGAAGAAGCGCGAGCTTTTGATTCTATCATAACTTGATTGGGAACACAAGCCCGTCTTTAACTTGAATGTATCCAGCCTCTTCCATAGCCCTAACTGTTTGCTCTGATTCACCTGGTGCGAGAGTTCTTCGAAGTAATTCCCGCTTGAAGTGGCGCAGACTTATGAAGTTCCTCTCTGTATTTAGCATAGTTTCTTTAGTCCAGATTGCCATATCCTGTGCTAGCTTACCCGCTCTAGCCATACCAAACCCTGCCAATGCTCTAGGCATAGCTTCTTCTACTTCAAACATAAGGTCTTTAGTTCTTTGCCAATGATCCCAAGTAATTACTTTCTCTGTAGAACAACTTGCAGATACAGCTAAGGCTACTTTAATAAAGTGTGATACTCTACGTTGAGTATACTCAGCTAAGTTAGCATCTGTAGGTATAGGCTTTAAGCCAGATTCTATATCAAGATTGATCTTATCAAATGCTCTGTCATCAAAGCGCATAGGTCCGTACATCTTTGCTATCTCTGATAGGTCGCATCGTAAGTTGTGTATGGTAGAATCTTCTACTCTATCTTGCAATAAAGATTGTGGTATTTTTTCCCCATCAAAAAAGACAGGTATAATTCTTGATAACAAACCTTGTGACCTAGCGTCTTCGGGTAAGTTATCAACAAACTGTTCGGGTGTAGCACATGCTATCCAATTTAAACAAGGACCTTTTATTATATGCTCACCTGCGGTTTTAGTTTTATGTGAGTACTCTTCTTTACTATCCCACATATCAGTAAGAAACATTTGTAAATATCTTTCATGCCTATGTAGAAATGTACCTAGCTCTGATGTAACTAATGTTAACGAACCATCATAAAACTCATCACCTATTGTAGATAAACGCATATCAAATCTAGATGCCTTAGACATATCTACTGCTAACTTCTCTGGTGTTATTCTATCTTGTATACAATACAAAGGATACTCTTTTAAACCGTATTCAGTTAAGCCAGAGTTAAAATTTTCATGGTCTGGTGTAGTACCTACGGGTGTAGTTAGCTTACGAAATATTTTAGTGAATGGTAGAATCAAACTTACTGATTTGTTTCGCCCAGGTCCAGCTACAAGCACGACGAATATATTCGCACGTATATCGTAGTTAGCCATAGGCATCCACACTCTTCTACCTAATGCACCAGACACAGATGACAGAGCCGCCCACCTTCTAAACAGTTTAGGTATAGGGCTTTTACTAGTAGCATCTACGCATGCTTCGATGTAGTCTTTATATATTCTAGACATTGT